AGTTATGAAACTTGTAGGTAAAGATGGTTTAAAACATAGACTAGCTTTACGAGATAAAATGTGTCCTAATGGAACTAAAGATCAAAAATCCGAAGTTCTTAAAGCTATAACTTATCATGCTACTGGATTCATGAGAGCAATGCAATCTCGTAAAAAATATATATATAATCATCCAAAGAAAACTGAAATAGTAAGAGAAATTATCAAACATCGTTCTGATAAGAAAATAATTACATTTTCGGCAAATACTGCTATGGCAGAAGCTATTGGCATAGGTTATGTTTATACAGGCAAAGAAAGCAAAAAGAAAAATCGTATTACTTTAGAAGAATTTAATTCTCTTGAAAAAGGAGTATTAAATAGCTGTAAACTAGCTAATGAAGGTTTGGATTGTCCAAACTTATCTGTTGGTATAGTTACTGGAGTTAATTCCAGTAGTACTGTTAGTACACAACGAGCTGGTAGAGTAGTACGAAAAGAAGGATCTAAGTATGCCGAAATGTTTACTTTAACATTAGACTCAACGGTAGAACTGGAATGGTTTAAAAAATCTCATTCTAAAGGTAACTATGTTACTATTGACGTCGATAATCTTATTAAACTATTGAAAGGGGAACCTTGGGAACCCTATAAAAAGAAATTACAAAATTTTACTTATCGTTTTTAATTATGGAAACTTATTATTCAAAGTCTGAGTACAACAAAATGAAGTCTTCATTAACAAAGACTATTAAAGAATTAGAAAAAGAAAACTCTAAACTCAGAGAACAAAACAAACAATTGAAAATTGACTATGATGTACTCTTGGAGACATCAACAGAACACGTAACTGAATTCTAAAACTTTAACAAGTAAAACCAATTCAGTGTATAGATTAACAGGTTAACTATTAATTTATACGCGTGGAAAATTTATTAAATCAAATCGTATTTTGTGAAAAATACGGAATAACTCCTAATGAGTTATTGTTATTAGAAATTATTCTCATCGCTCAAGAAGGTGATGATCCAGTAATTGTTAATGAATATTTTAAATCTAGAATATGTGCTAGAGGGAATACTAGAGAAATGCTTCAAAATCTACAAGATTCTGGAGTAATTCTTAAATCTTATAAAATTCCCGAGAAGGGAACTGTATTAGATGTTCATAGTATCCCGTTCAATAAAAATTTAATTAAGGATTTTTATAAAAGTTCTTTTGAAATGGGAAGAGAACTTTTTGAAGCTTATCCTATGTTTGGAATTATAAATGGGATGAACGTAGGTATTAGAAGTGTGTCTAAGAAATTTGATACTTTAGAAGATTTTTATAGGTTTTATGGTAAAACTATTAGAAATAAACCAGAAACTCATTCTCATATATTAGAATTAGTTAATTGGGCTAAAGAAAACAACATTTTAACAAATACACTCGCTAATTTCGTAATTGATCATAAATGGGATGAATTAGAAGCTCTTAAAAATGGAGAATTAGTTAATGTTAACTTTGATGCAATAAAACTTGTATGATGTCAGGTAAAGAAGAATTCTATGCTTTAGTAAAAGAAGGTAGAGAAGGGCATAATATAGGTTTAAGTATTGGTTCTCCTAAACTAGAACTTTATATGGATGGATTTCTTCCCGGAACTAGTTATCTCATTGGAGCTGCTTCTGGAGTAGGAAAATCAACGTATATGTTATGGGCATTGATATATCAACCATTGATACATTTTTTAAAAGGAGAAAGTGTAGAACGAGATCCTTATTGGATAATGTTTAATCTTGAAATGACTAGATCTCAAATATATGCTAAATTAGTATCTATGTATATATTTGATAATTTTGGAGAACAATTAAGATTCAAAGAAATATTTTCTAGAGGTAAAGATTGTGTGTTATCTGATGAAGGACTTAATCTATTAGAACAATGTTCTGCTTTTTTGGATGAACTTGATAAACGAATCTATTGTTACGAAGGAGTTTTAACAGAAGAAATCTATATAGCACAAGTTAAAAAAGAACTACCTAGATTCGGAAAATTTGAAGGAGCTACTTTCATTCCAAATAATCCAAATCAGGTAGTAGGTGTTGTTATAGATCACTGTTCCTTAATAAAAGCCTCATCAGGTAGATCTAAAAAAGAAGAAATGGATGCTATTTCTAGAGATTCTGTAATTTTTAGAAATACTACTAAAATAATTTCTCCTATACATGTAGCTCAATTTAATAGAAGTTCTGGTAGTGATGAACGACTAAAACAATCTATGCAAGATCCAAATCAAAATGATTTTAAAGATTCAGGATCTCTTTATGATGACAGCCAAATAGTAATAGCTTTATTTAGTCCTCATAAATATAAATTGTCTACATATCGTAAATATAATATCAAAATTTTAGAACAAAGTTTTATTGCGGCATTTTTATTAAAAAGTCGCTTTGGAACTTCTGATATTTGTGTACCATTTGGCTTTTATGGAGATTGTTCTCACTATGTAGAACTTCCAAAACCCGATGAAATATTCGATTACGAAAAATATACAAATCCTAATTATTTATTGAATTTAGATGATACAAATGAATTAGATGATTTTAATGTAGAAGATACATCTAATAACTATAATTTTGTATTATAATGGCAGCAGAAACTATTCTAATTATTGGAGAATCAGGAAGAGGTAAGACCTCAAGTTTAAGAAATCTTAATCCTGAAGAAACTTTTATTATAAGTACCACTTCTAAACCTCTTCCTTGGAGAGGTTGGAAAAAACAATTCATTAAATTTGATCCAAAAACTAATACAGAAGGAAATTGGTTTCAGTGTTCTAAATCTACAGCACTTGTAACTATAATAAAGTATGTTAGTGCAAAGCGTCCAGAAATAAAGAATCTTGTTATTGATGATATTCAGTATGCAATGGCTTTTGAATTTATGGACAGACGCAAAGAAAAAGGATTTGAAAAATTTAATGATATAGGTGGCGATTTTACAGACTTGTTGAGAGTCGCAGATACTGTTAGAGACGATCTTAAATTAATATTTACAGGTCATAGTGAAAATGTTGGAGACAATATGAATGAATATTGGACTTTAAAGACTATAGGTAAAATGGTAAAGGAGAAAATTACTCCTGAAGGTTTGTTTACTTATGTATTTCACGCTATTGTTGAGGAGGGTGATTCCGGAATGGAATATAAATTCTTAACTAATACAAATGGTACTCATGTTGCCAAAACTCCAATGGGTATGTTTGAAGACTTGAAAGTAGATAATGATTTGAATGAGATTCTTAAAGTTATTGATGCTTATAATGAAGGAGAATGAAACTGGATATAATATTTCATTACGAAGTAAACGAACAAACGGGCGAAATTACCTATATTGGTAAAGATGAGATAACAGTAGACACAGCTAAGAAGACTACTTCTACTAAGTCTACAAAAACAAAAACTAATGATAATCCAGATCCCATTGTAACTTTGGATACCAATAAACTTATTCTTACACAAGGTGCTGTAGATCTTTTACAGATTTGTGAAGATTGTAGGGTAGACATAAAGTATAATAAAGATGGGAAACCGATTATAGGTACCGATAAAGCTTTTGGTACCAAAGGTGGAAATCTTCTAACTCAAAAATTAACTGTTAGTTATAGAGGTGCCGCTAACACCAAGCTTGCAACGTTTGGTGATATATTTAGATTAGAACCTACTAAGGATGAAGGTATTTTCTTACTTGTTGGAAATAAAGAACCACATGCTACAGAAGTACCCGAAGAATTAGTAAATATAGAAGATGAGCTTGATATGTCTAGTTTGGACGACTTGAGCAATAACTTAGATTCTAAAGATTTGAGTGATTTTGATTTCACTCTTTAAAATTTTAAAATTTAAGAAAATTATGGCATTTAATTTTGGTATATCAGCAGACTCAGCAGTAAGAAATGTACGTAAAACACTTTCTCCATGGCAGATACATGATGTGAAGTTCACAGGCTGTGAAATTCGTGAATTTGATGGTAAAAAAGATCCTACAGCACATTACAAAGTTCTTGCTATTAACTTTGAAAATGAAGAAGGTACTTTTTCAGTAACTAATTTCTTTCCAAAAGATGGAGATAATGAAAGACGTGAATTTGATAGTAGTAAAGGTGGTAAAGTCGTAATGCCTTCTAATTTTGAGGTATTGATGGCTATTGTTAAACAAACCGCTGAGGTGTTGACTCCAGAGGGATTTGCTAAAATGCAGCAAGCTTCTTCAAAATTTAAATCTTTTGATGATGTAGCAAATGCTTTGATTAAGATTACTGATAAGGTTAAGGGTAAGGAAACTAAACTTAAACTTATCGGAAGAAACCGTGATGGTAGAGTAGTAGCAGATATTCCACGCATTGTTGGTATTAACAAGCAGGGAGAATCTTTTATTTCTGATAATTATATTGGAGATAAACTTTTCTTTAATGATTATGAAGAACCTCAAAGAATTAAATATACTAAAGCTGCTCCTACAGAAATGCCTGTAAATGAGGTAGCTGTAGAAACACCAGCTAAAGATGATGATCTTGATCTAGAAGATTTGCTTTAATCAAAAGTAATTCCTTAGTTATATGTTTGATTTTACTATTGAACCTAAAATAACTAAGGAATTTTTATTATCTAAAAATAACGAAGAAACGTATATGACCTATTATTTAGGAGTTCCTGTAAGTAAGAAATTATTTAAGTCTCCTTTGAGAGTAGATCATCATACAACTTGTAGTTATTTTAGAGGAAAATCCGGAACCTTATATTTCAAAGACTTTGCAACTGGTGACTGCTTGGACTTCGTTAATGTAGTTATGAAGAAATTTAATTGTAATTACCACGAAGCACTTGAAATAATTGCAAAGGACTTTGGATATAAGTCCGGAAATAATAAACAAATTCCTATAGTAAAAGCTCAACCTAGGTTTGAAGGTACAAAACAAACATTTATACAAGTTGAAGTTAAAGAATTTTCAGAATCCGAATTAAAATGGTGGAATTCCTTTGGGATTACGAAAGATATACTTAAAAGATTCAACGTTTATAGTTGTAAGTCAGTATTTTTAAACGGATCTTTACATTCTCAATCCCTTCAACACATGCCTATTTACGGATATTATTTTGGAAAGAAAGAAAATATAGAACAGTGGAGACTGTACTATCCACGAAAGACACAATTTAGGTTTATCGGTAATGTTTCTAGTAAAGTAGTGCAAGGATATAAACAATTACCTAAAAATGGTAAGTTATTAGTTATAACTAAGAGTATGAAAGATTTAATGTCTATGTATTCTTATGGAATAACTGCTTGTGCCCCAAATTCAGAAACTATATTTATGACTGACAAAATGTTGGAAGAATTGAAACAACGTTTTGAAAGAATTGTTGTAATGTTCGATAATGATAAACCAGGTATTTCAGCGATGCGAAAACTAAAAAAGCAACATCCTGAATTAACATATTTTTTTATTCCAAGAAAATATAAATGCAAAGACTTTTCGGACCTAAGAGCTATGTATGGAAAAGATAAAACTAAAGAATTAATTATAGAATATTTAAAATATCTAAAAGATGAGATTGTATGCTAATTTGGAGGATGTTGGAAGTGAATATATTACGATGGCTCCAACAAAATTATCATTAGAACCTTTTAACGATTGTTACTATATAGATTTACCGGAATCTGGAATTATAGAAGACATTACAATATTTGAAGGAGATCGTCATACTATTTGGAAACCGTACAACGGAATTGATAAAATTCAATGTTTTTATAGTTATTCTAAAAAAGAAATTGATTGGGATGAAGAAATGGACGACTCTGTAGAAGGTGATTGGTGTCAAGAGTATAAAAACGGAGTTCCGATTGGAAAACCTTATTTTGAAGAATATTAAATGGCTAAAAAGTAGTTAAATACAAGAGTAACTGCACATTATAAAGATGGTAGTACTCAAACATTTGAAACAATTGAATTAGCTGCAGAATCTACGGGTTTAGCGGTTAATTCTATAAAATCTAGAGCAAGCAAACCTGGTTCAGGAGCAAAATCAAAAGATGGTATTACTTTCGAGTGGGCTGATGAGTCTGTACGTAGAAGCAAACAAGCTAAGCGTAATAAAACTAAAGGAAATAGTTTTGAATTGGAAGTAATACATAAACTTAAAGAGGTAGGATATACACAATGTGTATCAGCAAGATCACAAGATCGTATTGCGGATAATAACAAAATAGATATTGTTGATCCTAGTGGAGATTTACCTTTCAATACACAATGTAAATATACCCAGAACACTCCAAGTTACTTTGAAATACGAGATGCTTGTTCTGATAAAAGTAAACCATTCTGTTTAGCTTGGAAAAAAGCTACTAAAGATGGTTCACAAAGCCCGGGAACTATTATGATGGTTCCAATTGAATATTTTTATTATTTAATAACAAAAAGATGATACAATCAATTTCAGATATAATAACAAACTCTTCTAGTGAAGTTTTTATAATAGATTCAAATAAACATCAATTAATTTCTCAATTTCTAGAAGAAATTTGTGAATTATTTGGCTATGATATAAATGAAATTATGGAGTTTGAATCCGTTACTAAAGACGGAAAGATAGAAGGGTGGGATATTAAGTATAAGAAAGGAAACTTACTTATACATAGTTCTGGAGAAAATAGTATTCCAAGTATAATAATGACTTTAATCGAAGAATTAGAATGGGATTATTCAGAGAAAGTAAAAGCGATGAACATAAAGGAAGTTCGCAGAAAACATTTAGGTTAACAATTCAATCTACTTCTGATGTTATTACTAATAGTAGTTCGTCTGTATTTTGTAGAATAGAATCGGAGAAAAATCTTGATACTATTTACGAAATGCTTAGACCTTTATTTAAAGGAGGTTATTACGATGAATGTGATTTAGGCATATCATTTGTAGAAGATGAAGAATTTAACAATTTTTATATAGACATAACAATTCCCTATGGTATGGGGGATAGTGTAAATGCTTTTATACAAGCTGGTCTAGAAAAAATATTGTGTGATATTGATGATGTAAAAATTAATTACGATGTTGATTATTAATTCTATTACGGATGTTATTACGAATAGTAGCACATCCGTTTTTGTTGTTCATAAGGAAAGTGATATTGATTCTATTAAAGAATTAGTAAACGCTGTACTATCAATAAACGGAAATTATACTTTCGATGATTTGTTTGAAATATCTTTAGAATTAGATCAATATACTATAGACAGATATTTGGATGATCTTTCTGAAGAATTTGATGATTTAAAGAACGATAATGATTGGGATAAAATATTAGGATCTTATTCTAAAGAAAAGTTATCTAAGCTTACGGATGAATTGTGGGAATTAATTGATAATGACTGGTGTTGGAAAGGAAGTCCATATGAATACATTAAAGTTATAGCTAAAAATTCTGAACATAAACATGTAGCTGATTTAATTAGCAAAATTGATAATATTTTTGACATAGATTGTAATACAGATTGGTAAAATGGAAGATTTTAGAGACTGGGGAGTTAAAATGAGGTGTTTCCCCAAAAATAATTATAAAGCATTGTGGTTTAATCTTAAAACTATTCGCTTAGGGGAAGGTAGAGCAACAGAATTATCCCCTGATTTAAGTGAATTCTATGATGTGGGAATTAATACCTTATGTAACGCAGGTTGTGACTTCTGTTATGTGTCTGCTGGAGGTAAAGGAATAAACTATCCTGATATTTGTGAAACTTGGCGTAAATGGATGGATACTTTTGAAGAGCACGAAGAGAATGGGGTAACAATAACTACGAAACCATTTCAAATTGCTATCGGATCTACTGGAGAGGCTACTTTACACCCAGAATTCTGTGAATTTCTTAAAACTGTCCATGATACTAATGTAGTTCCAAACTATACAACTAATGGTATTATACTATCAGACTTTTATAATAAATCTAATTCTAGTAATCGTAAACTTGCGGAAAGAATTATTTATTATACAGGTGCTTTTACAGGAGGAGTAGCAGTATCATTTGGTAATAAACACATTAGAGACAAAGCTAAATTAGCTATAAATGCTTTACTTGGATATGGTAATACTAATGTAAACATTCATCATCTTATTTCTACCAAAGAATCTGTAGATGAATTTGTTAAAGAATGGTTAGAATATGGAGATTCTATATTATACCACGTATTACTTCCATTAATGCCTGCTGGTAGAAGTACTAAAGGTATAGAAGACGGTGTGTTTGAATATCTTGAAGAAGTTAT